TGCTTTTGGTATCGCTGTTCGTGTCGCTTAAAGGAAAATAAAATGTTAACTATTGAATATGCAAAAGACCCTATTTGGAATGATGAAGCTCATACAGCAATTCATTTAACTGTTAAGTTTGTAGAAATTCCAGAGGAATTACCTTTTACAGCAACTCCTAATGACCCTATGCCTTATGGCGTTGTTTTATACAATAACGCATTGGCGGGTGATTATGGAACTATTGCTCCTTATGTACCGCCTCCAGCACCTATTCCAACTGCATAATGACTTACGGAATTTATCCTAATAGCACTCCTGAATTTCGGATGTTTCAAAAAGAAGATGGAACAATGGAAATGCAAGTGCGATATATAAATACTCTTATGAACTATGTAGGCAAATGGATGCCAGTTAAAATGGAACAAGAAAATGGTAAGTTTCACGAAATCGAAGCATTAGAAGATGGCACAGTATTTGTAAATGTATTTTCCGAAGGTAAGTATTAAATTTAGCTGTTTTTAGCTACAATATGTAAAATCGCTTGGTGATGCAAGCGGAAATGTTTAAGGGAAACTTATGACAGTTCAGCTTTATGCCAATAATGCAAAAACAACGCTGGCATCACCTATTAATGCTACTCAGACTACCATTACAGTAGCTCCCGGAACAGGTGCGCTTTTTCCAAATCCTGCTTCTGGTCAAGCATTTATGGTTACCTTAGTTAGTGCCGCTTCATCTACAACCTATGAAATTTGCCTTTGCAATGGAAGATCAGGCGATACTTTATCGGTAGTTAGAGGTCAAGAAGGAACTTCTGGAACGCCTTTTTTACTAAATGATATTGTTGGTAATTTTGATACTGCTGGCGTAATGGATGGATTGGTTCAATCTGTTCAGCTTCAAAATCAATATTATCTATTTGGAGTAGCTGGTGGATCAGCAAACGCTTTAACCGCTAATATTCCTTCGTCTTTAACTGCGCTTCCTAACGGAATGTCTATTGTTATTCAGTCTGCTTTTGCCAATACTGGGGCAACTACTTTAAATTTAACTTTAGGATCTACAGCAACAGGGGTTTTGCCTGTTCTTTCTGTAAATGCTACAGCCCTTATTGGCGGTGAAATTCCTTCTTCTGGATACCCAATTACTTTAAGTTATAGCTCTACCTATAATGCGTGGGTTCTTACTAATGGAAGTATTAATTTAAATATTTATGCTTTAATTAATAGTCAAACATTTACTGGAACTCCTAGAGTTCCAACACCAGCAATTAATGACAATAGTACTATTATTGCCAATACAGCTTATGTAAAAAACAATTTAGCTAACTATGCACCACTTTATAGCCCAAATTTAACTGGTATTCCAACAGTTCCAACAGCTTCAAATGGTACAAGTACTACTCAAATAGCTTCTACTGCTTTTGTTGAAAATGCTGTTTCAACTGTCCCTGTTTTAGGATCGACTTGGACTAATTACACAGGGATAAAAACTTCTTTTACTACCTACACAAATACAACTGGTAAATACATTCAAGCATTTTGTAATTCTGGCTGTAATGGCGGTGGTAATGGTTCTATTTGGATCAATGGAAATCAAGTAGCTAATTGGGCGGCACAGTTTAATGGATGCGGTGGTTATAGCTGTAATATGGCGGCAATTATTCCACCCGGAGCTACTTATTACATTAGCTCTAGTGGATCAGTCAATTCATGGTGGGAGCTAGTTTAATGAAACATTTTGTAGACGAAAATAATATTGTTCATGCTTATCCAAAAGATGGATCTCAAAATCATTTAATTGGTAATAAAAAAGAAATTACTATTGAAGAAAGAGAAGCTTTAATTCTTCAAAAACAACAATCTGATTTTGATGCACAAGATTGGTATAGAAAACGCATTTATAGCTATCCCGATATTGGTGATTTTATTGATGCTTATATTACTGATAACAAAGAAGCAATGGAAGAATATAAACAAAAATGCCTAGAAATTAAGGCTAAATATCCAAAACCTGAAGGATTTTAACTATGACATACAACTATGGTAGCCCCATTACAGGCACTCTTACTGGAACTACTTTAGAAGTATTAGTTCCTAATTTGGTTTATCCAGCAACAATTGTACTTAACTCCGCTGATGCCAGCAGAGGAATTCAATTATCTTTAGATAATGGAGTTACTTATTATGCAAAAGTAACTCCTACTGGAACTGCAACAGGTCAAATTTACTATGTTTTGACTTTCCCAATTACAAAAATTAAATTTACTGGCGTAGCAAACGACACTTATAGCATTCTTTAATAGTATTACTTAGGGTTTACCATGACTATTTTACTTTTTGCTAACCAAGCGCAAACTACTCTTGCATTACCAGTAACCCCTTCTGATACCACTATTTATTTGGCTAGTGGTACTGGAGAGTACTTTCCTAATCCAGAAATTGGTCAAGCATTTAAACTTACTTTAGTTAATTCTACAAACGCATTAATAAACGAAATTGTTTTAGTAACCGCCAGAACAGGTGATGTTTTAACAGTTATTCGTGGAGATGAAGGTACTATTCCTCAAGCATGGGCTTTTGGTTCTTTTGCAGTTAACTTAGATACTGCTGGTTCTTCAGATGCTTTTGTTCAAACTTATGGTCTAGAAAACCATCTTTATTCTGCTTATTTGCAAAATATGAGGGCTACTACAGGACAAGTTGATTCTGTTCCTATAAACCCTACTGATTTAGTAAATAAAGAATATGCCGACTATTTAGTTCAAGGCATGACACCAAAAGCAGAATCTCAATGTGCCACAACAACAGTTGCACAAGGCGGTGGCAATATTGCTTTATTTGGTTTGCAAATTATTGATGGTTATCAAACTGTAAATGGGGATCGTGTTTTGGTCAAAGACCAAGACAGCCCTGCTCAAAATGGTATTTATGTAGCTAGTTCTGATGTATGGGTTAGAACAGCAGATATGAATGTTTGGTCAGAAGTGCCAAGTGCTTTTACTTTTGTTCAATATGGTACATATAACACAAATACTGGCTGGGTAGCTCTTGCTCCAGTAGAGGGAACAATTAATGTAACCCCCATTATTTGGACACAATTTTCTGGATTTGGTATTTCTGGTTACTCTGGTTTTTCTGGCTACTCAGGATATTCAGGATTTTCTGGCATTTCTGGATATAGTGGATCAGGCGTATCAGGCTATTCTGGTTTTAGTGGAATTAGTGGCTATTCTGGCTGGTCAGGAATTTCAGGATTTAGTGGTCAATCAGGCTACTCTGGAATTTCTGGCTACTCTGGATCAGGCGTATCAGGATTTAGCGGTATCTCTGGATATAGCGGTTATAGCGGAATAAGTGGTTTTAGTGGCTATTCAGGTATTTCTGGTTATTCTGGAATAAGTGGTTATAGTGGAATTTCTGGATATTCAGGAAGCGGTGTTTCTGGATATAGTGGTTTTAGTGGCATAAGTGGGTATAGTGGTTTTTCTGGTATTTCAGGGTATTCTGGTTTTTCTGGTATTTCTGGTTTTAGTGGAATTAGTGGATATTCAGGAATAAGTGGTTATAGCGGAATTAGCGGTTATTCAGGTATTTCTGGTTATTCTGGAATTAGCGGTTATAGCGGATATTCTGGAATTAGCGGTTATAGCGGATATTCTGGAATTAGCGGTTATAGCGGATATTCTGGAATTAGCGGTTATAGTGGTATCTCTGGCTACAGTGGTATCTCTGGCTACAGCGGTTTTTCTGGCTACAGCGGTATCTCTGGCTACAGCGGTAGTGGTATCTCTGGTTACAGTGGCAGTGGTATCTCTGGCTACTCTGGCATCTCTGGATACTCTGGTGGAACTTCTGCTGGTGGCTCAAACACACAGATTCAATATAACAATGCTGGCTCATTTGCTGGCGCACCTTTACTCACCTATTCCCCACAAGGTAATACTTTAGTAAACCAATCCTACGACCAAGGCACAGGAGTCCTACAAGTAACAGGAGCGTCTAGCTTTAATGGCGCTGTAGTTGATAAGAGTCTAAACTTACAGGGTGGTAATAACCTTGTACTTAACTCTGCCATTTTGGTTACCCAAAATATTACTGTAACTGCTAATACTTATACCTTGTCAATGACAGGCACAGGAACGATTACATTAAGCGGAACAAGTAGTGGTACTTTAGTTGGCACAGGCGCAAGCACAGTCGTTTCAAAGACATTTACTCCTACGGCTGGTACGCTTACTTTAACTCCTACTGGCTCATGCACCACAGTTCAATTAGAACTTGGTAACGTATTTAGCGGATATACAGCCACAACAGGAACAGCAGTTACTACTACTAACGCATTATCAATTCCACAAGGTACTTTTTCTAGTAACGATACGCTTACCGCATCATCAGGCTCTTTAACAGGAACAGCTTTTTCTGTAGCGCAGACTTGGAATACAACTGGAAATCCAACGGCTTTTAAAGTAAATGTCACTAATATTGCTAACGCTGGTTCAGCACTTTTAGCTGACTATCAAGTTGGTGGGGTAAGTAAATGCCAAGTAAACTTTGCTGGTGGATTAACTTCTTTCTCGAATATTTATTCACTTGGTGGAGCTTTAATGTATGGCTCTGGCATTATTGCTGGAAGCATATATAAAATTGGATTTTCAAGCACTGTAAATGCTTACGATACTCCAGATTTAACTCTCTACCGTGACTCCGCCAACACTCTAGCGCAACGCAACTCTACCAATGCACAAGCCTTTAGACTATATAACACCTATACAGATGCTAGTAATTATGAGCGTCTATCTGTAGATTGGACTACTACTGCCAATACAGCAACTATCTCTACTCAAAATGCTGGTACAGGGAGTAAGCGTAATCTAGCTATTGCTCAAGATGTAACTATCAACACAGTAACAGTAGGACTAGGTGGTGGTGCTGTAAGTACGAATACGGCTGTGGGTAGTGGTGTTATGACAGCTACAGCTACTGGAACTGGAAATGTTGCTGTTGGCTATCAATCTTTAAGGTCAGTAACTTCTGGTTCTGGGAATGTATCTACAGGACAGTATGCTTTATCGGTTAATACAACTGGTATTGCAAACTGTGCTTATGGAAGTGTTTCATTAGGCAATGGAAGCGTAGGCGCAAACTACAATTCAGCTTATGGATATTATAGTTTAGGAAATAACATAACTGGCAATAGCAGTTGTGCATTGGGTTATTTTTCTCTTTTATACAATACTGTTTCTTCAAACCTTACTGCAATCGGCACACAGGCTTTAACAAATAATACCACCAATGTAGCCACACTCGGCACAATTACAGGCGGTACAGGTTACACAACAGGTACATATACTGGCGTAGTAATGACACTATCAAGTGGCTCTACTGCAATCACTTACCCTACTGCAACGATTGTAGTCGCTGGTGGAGTAGTTACCACAGTCACACTAACATCTAATGGTGTAGGCTTTAAAGATACCACGACAGTATTAACTGCACCAGCAGCATCTATTGGTGGTACTGGTAGTGGATTTTCTGTGCCAGTAGCTACTCTGCAATCAGGTACAGGCAATGTGGCGGTGGGTTATCAGGCTGGGTATAGTAATAGTGTGGGGCAATATAATACTTTTAATGGTTATCAGGCAGGATATTCAAATAGCATAGGAAGTTACAATGTATTTAATGGTTACACCTCAGGATATTCAAATAGCACTGGTAATGCCAATGTTTCCGTGGGTTATGCCTCATTACCAGTAAATACTTCTGGAAGTGGGAATGTTTCTATAGGTTCAACCGCATTTAACGCCAACATTTCTGGAAGTTCTAGCGTAGGAATTGGAAGGAATGCTTTATATGCAAATATTTCTGGAAACAATTTAGTAGCCGTTGGAAATAACGCTGGCTATGGTACAGGTTCTAACGCAAACACCACAGGTTCTAATAATACTTACATAGGTGTTCAAACAGTAGGCTCTGCTAACAACAACACCAACGAGATGGTTATTGGCTACACAGCAGTAGGACTAGGCTCTAACACAACTACTATTGGTAATACAAGCACTACACTAACTCAGACCTATGGCGTTACTAAATCTACTAACTACACAGTAGCTACTTTACCTTCTGCATCAACAAGCGGAGTAGGTGCAAGGGCATTTGTAACGGATGCAACTGCTACAACCTTTGCTTCAATCGTTGCTGGTGGTGGCTCAAACCCTGTACCAGTCTACTCGGACGCAACCAACTGGCGAATCGGCTAATTAAAAGGAAAAACAATGGCAATCACATTCACAACAACAATCACTTCAATGGAGGCTTATCCTCTTTACGAAGCAGTACCCTTGTATGTATTCCGAGTCTATTGGAATTATGAAGGTGACGATGGTAAGTTTTCAACTGCTATGCAAGGCTCTACCGACATTCCAGCAAGCGACCCACAATCAGCTATTCCTTATGCTGATTTAACGCAAGAACAAGTCATGGGATGGGTTCAGACCTATACGCCAGCATGGACATGGGCAGAGTACACAGACAAGATTACTGCATGGATTACTGCTCAGTACACACCTGCGGTGGTGAATCCTCCATTGCCTTGGTCTGCTCCTCCAGTAGTTGAGCCTATTATTGAGCCTGTAGTTGAGCCTGTAGTTGAGCCTGTAGTTGAGCCTGTAGTTGAGCCTATTCCACCTATAATTGATGTAATCCCACCAGCATAACAATCTTTAGAAGCAATTGTTCCAGCAGAAACAGTAGAGCCAACTGCGGTACAATAATTTTAAATAAACTTTAAGGATTAGTGATGCAATCCCCAAAATATTCGGTAGTAATACCGACTTACAATCATTGTGAGAAATATTTAAAACCTTGTATTGATTCAATAATAAAATACACAGAAATGACTGACATAGAGTTGGTCATTTCTGCTAATGGCTGTACTGATAACACTAAAGCGTATTTACAATATTTAAAAACTGCTATTCCTAATATGCAATGGTGGTGGAATGATGAACCTCTAGGCTTTGCCAAAGCCACTAATGTCGGTATTAAAGCCGCTAAAACAAATAAAATAGTATTGCTTAACAATGACACTTTGTTGTTAGAGCAACCAAAAAATCAATGGTTAACTAGACTTGATGATTTTCATGCTGACATATCTTCAGTATTAACCCTACATTCTAAAATTACAAATCAAAAGTTTGGTGTTTTCTTTTGCACAATGATTGATAGAAAAGTGTTTGATACCATTGGTTTATTAGATGAGAGTTTTGAAACTGGTGGATGTGAGGATATAGACTTTTGCTTTAGAGCAGATCAAAATGGTTTTAGCCTTGTAGATGTTGGCTTTAAAGGCGATTTTCCTATATATCATGTAGCTGAAGGAACAGTCCATGACAACAGTTTGGTGCAAGATTGGAAACAAAAGTTTTATAAGAATGAATTAAAATTGGCTAAAAAATATAACCCAGAACACTATAGATATTTGCTTTCTAACAATTATGAAAGAGCCGTATTCCTTAAAGGCGATCCAGTATTCCCTAGAGAAACTACCAGATATGAATGGGCTGAAAAAAATAAAAAAGGTTACATTACTTTAGAAATTGGTTGTTCTACTGGATATGGAAGTCAATTTTTAAGTGGTCAATACATAGGTTTAGATTACGATCAAACTATTATTGATGTAGCTAAAGAGCAAAATTGGTTAAATGCTGATTTTTATCATGCAGATATAAATACTTTTGAATTTGATCAATATCAAACAATTATAGCTTTTGAGGTAATAGAACACCTAGACAATGGTTTAGAGATAGTAGAAAAACTTAAAAAACATTGCAAAAAACTTTTAATTTCTGTTCCCTACAATGAACCAAAAGGCTTTTGGGGTGAACATCACAGACTACATGGTTTAAATGAAAGCCATTTTCAAGGTTTTAAATTTGCATATATTAATCATGTAGGACAAATATCAGATATGCCACAAGAAATCACACCTGAAAACCCAAGTAACTTAATGATTTGTAGGTGGGATAATGCCTAAAATACTATGCTCAATAGCAACTAGGGGGCGTTATCACACAACGCTTCCTTTAGTTTTAGAAGCTGTTATTAATCAAACTTGGCTACCTAACAAAATTGTTATTTTTGACGACAATGATGAACCCCAAGATATGCGAAAAGAAATGATTTATCAGCATTTCTTTCAAATAATGGCTATTAAAGGTATTGAATGGGAGTGGTTATTTGCTGAAAAAAAAGGACAACATCACATTCATCAAATGGCTAATCGGATGGATTTTGATTGGGTTTGGCGTGTAGATGATGATTGCGTTCCTGAAGCCACAGTCTTGCAAAGCCTGTATAGCCATGCTACACAGTTCCCTAATGTTGGGGCTGTAGGTGGTGCAATACTTACTCCACCATTACAAAATACATCTAAATCTACTGGGTTAATTAAAGACATTGATTCTGAGCCTAATATTCAATGGAATTTTATTGATGGCATTAGGGAAGTAGAGCATTTACATTGTTCTTTTTTATATCGGGCAGGGGTCTATGACTTTAATACAGGGCTTTCTAGGGTAGCGCACAGGGAAGAAACGCTATTTACCTATGGTTTACACCAAAAAGGATATAAAGTATTGGTTGTACCTAATGCTGTTTCTTGGCACATGAAAAACCCTCAAGGGGGTATTCGTGCTGAAACAAAGAAGGAGATGTACGACCATGACGAACAAATATTTAGAAACACACTCAGTTTTGATGACAATACTGTTGTTGTTCTCAATTCTGGACTTGGGGATCATATTGTATTTAATTCCATATTGGGTTCTATCAAAAATCCAGTTGTCTTTGGTTGCTATCCTGAAATAATCCCTTGTCGTTCTATAGCTGAAGCACAGCACCTTTTTGGTAACATAGATCAATGGAATATCTATGGCAAGATGGATCAATGGAAGTGGACTGATAGCTTAGAAAATGCCTACAGAAAGCTTTATTTATGATAATCATTCACCCTTTTGCTAAACCATTAAGAAATGGCAAAACTAACCCTAAAAACTACCCTTATTGGAAACAATTAATCTCCATGATTAATGAGCCTATTATTCAAATAGGCGTAGAAGGCGAAGAACAGTTAGTACCTGATTTTCGTAAAAATTTACCAATTCCAGAACTTAGAAAGTTAATCCAAGAATGTCGAATCTGGATTGGCGTAGACAGCTTTTTCCAGCATTTAGCTTGGGATGAAGAAAAATCGGGTATTGTTCTTTGGTCAGTATCAGACCCATTGATATTTGGACACCCAGAAAACACCAATTTACTTGAAAATCGTGATAATCTATCAAAAAATCAGTTTCTTTGGTGGGAAGCAACAGAACATAATCCTAGTAGCTTTGTAAAGCCAGAGATTGTTAAAAATTATTTATAAAAAGGCTTTTTATGTTCGACCAAACACTTTTTAATTATGCGTTAGCTTTATGTGGTGCTTTGGGCGGATGGGTTCTAAAAGTTATTTGGGATGCAGTTAAAGATTTACAATCGGCAGATAAGGTTTTGGTAGAAAAAGTAAACACTATTGAGATTCTTATAGCTGGAAACTATATGTCTAAATCAGATTTTGACAAAATTGCTATTGCTATTTTTGCAAAATTAGACAAAATAGAGGACAAATTGGATAAAAAGGCAGATAAATAATGTTTAAAACTATTTGTGCTTTACTTCGTAAAAAACCTGAACCAGCTATTATTCCAGTTTTTCCTGTTAAAAAAAAACCAATAGCCAAAAAAGTAGTGGCTAAAACTGCTAAAAAACCAGTAGCAGTTAAAAAAACTATCAAAAAGCCTATTTTGAAAAAAAAATGAAAGCAATGCACAAATCAAGGACTATGTGGTTTTCCTTGCTTCTTGTTATATTTGGTGCTTTATTTGATAACCTATCCTATGTGCAAAATAGTATTGATCCAAAATATTATGGCTTTATCCTTATTGGGATTGGCGTTATTGTTGCTATATTGCGCTTTGTGACTTCCAAGCCTATTGAGTAATGTTTCCTTTATCTATAAATAGTTATTTAATGATTGGTCTTGCTGTTTTAGCAATGGGTGGCATTGGTTATGGAAAATATGAATCTTATAAATTGGATGCTTATAAAGTAGCTCAAGCTAAAGCTGTGCATGATAAAGAAGTTCAAAGCCAAGAAGATACTGACAAAATAAGGAAATCTAAAGATGCTCAAATTGCTAGTATTAATTCCCAGCTTGCTGATGCTCTTATCAGCTTGCGGAACAGACCCAATCGTAGCCAAAGCTCCAGTAATGGACAAAATGGAACTGGGACAGCCCTTTCTGCCGAGGATGCAGAATTTCTTATTAGGGAAGCTTCCAGAGCAGACCAAATAAGAACTGGATTAGAAGCTTGCTATGCTCAATATGATGCGGTAGCTAAATGATTTATTCTAAAAATGGGCTTCATCTTACAGAAAGTTTTGAAGGATGCAGACTTACTTCTTATCCTGATCCGGGAACTGGTGGTAGCCCTTGGACTGTTGGTTATGGGCATACTGGTTCTGATGTTCATCCCAATATGACCATAACTCAAGAACAAGCTGAAGAATTATTAATGCAAGATGTTCAAAAATCAGAAATGACAGTAGCTAATAAAATACATACAGACATAACTCAAGATGAATTTGATGCCCTTGTAGACTTTGTTTTTAATGTTGGAGCAGGGAACTTTGCTGGTTCTACCCTATTAAAAAAAATTAATGCTGGCGATATGAAAGGTGCGGCATTAGAATTTGAAAAATGGGATATGGCGGCTGGTCGTCACATGGCTGGACTACTTAAGCGTAGACAAGCTGAAGAAAAATTATTTGATGGGCTGGTATGACCGATATTTACGATATGGCTTCAGACAATGAAGAACGGGATCGGGATTTAGCTATTCAAATTGCTCGCTCTAAACCCAAAAATCATTCTTTTACTGGGCGTTGTTTATATTGCAATGATAATATTGTTAAAGGGCTATTTTGTAATGCCTTTTGCCATACCGATTATGAATCGGAGCAAGTTATTAAAAAGCATCAATGGCGTTAAGCCTTTCTTAGTATTGCTCTAAATTTGTCTGCTACATGGCGATACAAGATTTCCATGTCTGCTTTGCTGTGTCGGTCAAAATGGTTCATCCAATAGTCGGCTGATTCTCTAGCTTCTTTTAATATTTCCTCATCTGTTTTTAGTGTCTTTGTTGGCTGTGTGTAAAGTGGTTTCCAATAATCAACTTCACAATAAGGCTTCTTCTCTACAATCTTTGTGCCATGACCTGTTTTAAGAATCCATGCTATTGGTTCATTAGTCATTTCATAACTCCATAAATTCCAGCGCAAAATAACCATACTGCAAGCGCATGACCCGCAATAAAATACAAAAAGTTAATCATTTCTCTTTTCCCTTTTCAATCCAATAATTGTCATTTTCTTCATAGGCTATGCTTAGTTGTTCTTCTAATCTTTTTATCTCAGCTTGTAGCTGGCGGAGCATGGTGGCTGTCTGCATAAATCTTTCGCCAGAAAAACCATTAGCCCTAGCTTCAGAGGCTTTATCTCCTTGAAATTCAATCAGTTCATTTACGTTCAGAGAAGTCCGATTAGGGTTTACTCTTTTCCATATATGTTCATATGTGTAGCCTAGCGCAAGAGCCTCTGCCTCGGTCATTGCGAGCCTGTTTCCATCTTTGTCATGAAATATAATCATTTTCTTCTCCGATTAACCATATCTTTTTGAATGATAATTCCACCAAAATAAATTAAGACAGCTAAATAAAGCGTTACCAATACACCATAAATTATTAAATCAATCACAGAATCTCTCCTCATCTGTTAGTGTCTTTAACTGTGGCGAGCAAGTATGAATAGAATCCTCTGTAACCCTTTTGCCACAATCCAAGCAAGCAGTCCACACTACTGGTTCATTTTTCATTATCTTTAAGCCATCCAAAAAAAGGGATTGGTTCATCCGCTTCAAGTATTTTTACCGCCATTTGAGGAAGCTCCCCTANTCCACAAGGGACAATAGGGGTTTTATACAGTTCTTTTTCAGCTTCTTCTCTGTCGCTGGTNGTAAAAGTAGTCATGCGTAATCTGCTGTCTTTATAAGTAATAGTTGAATACAAATTTGTAGCTCTTGAACTGCATCATAAATTGGTTTATAGCCATTGATATGAGCGTTATTATCCAGTATTTCTATGTGGCTGAGTAATTGTCTTGCGTGTTTAATGTCATGTGAAAGGTCATTCATTTTATTTATCCTCTAATATATAAAATAATAATTAATATAAAGCCAGCTATTACCAAAAAAGCAAATAGCATGGCTATATCGTTCATTTAATGCGTACTACTTTTGCCCTTTTTAAAACACTTTCGTACTGGGCTTTTGCTACATCGTCTAACTTCCGCAAAGGAAGCTCTTGATAATACTTGTACTTTGCCTGATACTCAGGCTGTTCAGATGGGCGAACCCATCCGTACTGTTTGATCCAGCGTTCTTCAATGTCAGTCCCGCTTGCTGTCCAGATATGTTCATGTTTCATTTGATTTCTCCTCTAGGTTTAAATCCTGCAAAATTAAGGTATCTGTAACGCTATCCAATATATCCCGCGCTTTAGCTATCGCGTCATAACTGGGTTCTACTTTAAATATGACAATTACTTCTGGTGTCATATATGCCGTTGTGCCATCAATCAGCATCTTTTCAACTTCGTTCATTTTTTAGTGACCGCAAATAACTCTACGCGTTCTCTTGCTACGCGCAAAGTGTTGTATCGCTGATGTAGACGTTGCAAAATAGACCAACGCTTTTCATTTTTTTTCTCTGATTTAAGCAATTCCAATACTTGTTCTTCATTAAGGCTTGACAAAATATTAGTCAAAGTTCTCCAGCTATAGTCGCTAGTCTTAGGGATTTGTTTAATCCAATTCATTTTTAATTCCTTTCAAGGATTTTAGTGTAACAGATTTATTTGTAGTGCAACAAATTTATTTAAGTTCTTCAATTGCAATGTCTGAAATAGCCCTTTTATCCGCTAAAGCCGCCCAGATACGTTCATCAATCGTTTTATTTGTTAATAGGATATAGCACCAAACATCGTGCTTTTGCCCCCCTCTATGCAATCTGCCTATGGTTTGCTCAAACAATTCTAAGCTCCAAGGCAAAGATACAAACACCATCTTGCTACCACCATGCTGAAGATTTAAGCCATGCCCAGCGGACTTGGGGTGAATCAATAGCAACTCAATCTTGCCTTCATTCCAACGCTCGATAGCCTTATAGTCATTGATTGTCTGGGCATGAGGGTAACGGCGTTTGAGTTCTTCTAGTTCTTCTTTGTAGTTGTAAACAAGCAACGTATTAGCGTGTTGATTCTCTGATAAAAGATCGTCTAGTGACTCAAATCGGTGATCTGAGAACCATACAGGTGTTTTAACTGAATCAAACTGCCCTGCGGTACTAGAGGGTGTTCGTTCTGTGTGATAACAAAAGCCTGATGCCATCTGTTGTAGCTTCTGAGTTACTACAGCCGAATTAGCCGCGATGATCTGTGCTTCTGGAAATTGGTAAACAAAGTCCCTTTTCATTTTTTCGTATGGTTCGCGGTCTGGCAAATTGCAACGTATCTCTATTGTGTGCAAGGGTGGGAGCTTATCTTTATATTCGGCTGACTCTAATAAGAAGGTGGCTGGGCGAATCTTCTGCATCACGGCTTCTAATGCGCCCAGCCGAGGTTGCCAATCGCCAAAGTCACGATTGACACACACAAAGTACTGCTGTAGGAACGCGCCTTTGCTCCTACCCAATAGGGTTTGGTCTATTACTTTGCATTGACCAAACACATCTTCTAAACCATTAGACGTAAAAGAGCCTGTTAATCCCCAGCGAAACTTAAAACGATCAATTACTTTAAGTAGGTGTTTATACCTAGTACCAGAAGGATTTTTGAGTTTGGTTAATTCATCAAATACGATGCCATCAAACCCTGCTAAATCGGGCAAGGTTTGGATATTGTCGTAATTGGTTACAACGATCTGCGCTTTGGATTTGAAGGCTTCTTGACGTTGTTTAGGCGTTCCTACCGCTATTGCCATCTTCATCTTGGGAGTCCACTTAGCCAACTCTTGCGCCCATACATCGGTGCAAACCCGTTTAGGCGCAAGAACAAGCCAGCGATTGACATGATGGTCGTTATATAGGGCTTGCATAGCTGTAAGGGCAATAGCCGTCTTACCTGCGCCAACGGAAGCAAGGATCATCGCCCTATCGCGCTCGTATAGGAAGTCAACTGATTGTTCTTGATAATCGCGTAGTTTCATAGCTTTATACCTGCCGCCCATTCATTAATGGCTTCGGCTGTGTTTAGCAACACATATTGTTGCTTTAACGCAACCATTGATTCTGCAAATAATTCTTGCATAGGGGATACAACCCCACCTTTAGGACGCTTCAATTCCACAAACCACGTTTCGCCATTGGGTAAGCAAGCAATACGATCTGCTACCCCACGTTGCGTAGTTGTCTTAAACTTAAAGGTTCTACCGCCCATTATTTCCACCTGCCAGATAAAGTAATTTTCAATTTCATGTTCTTTTAATGCTTTTGTTTTTCTTGTCATGTTGTAAATATATCATAAAATCTGTTGCGCTATCAATTTTATTGTGTATACTGGAAGTTCTAAAGGTAATCTAATTTAAAAGGACACACATGGCAAAGCACTCAAGTATCGTAGGCGGATCAACCGCTAAACGTGTTATCAATTGCCCCGCATCAGTCGCTCTTGTAGCAAAGATGCCACCAAAACCTTCTTCCAAATATGCTGATGAAGGTACGTTATGTCATAACGCTATTGCTGAGATTTTAGATAAAGGCGTTACGCCTGAATCTTTACTTGGAATGAAGTACAAAAAGCATACTCTTACACAAGCACTCTTAGACGCCAAAATTTACCCTGCGTTAAAACTTTTAAGTGAAGTTGATCCTGATGGTGAAATGGAATTCATGGTTGAAACGGAGATTGATTTTGGTAACCATTTGCCGGGCGCTTTTGGTTCTGCCGATGTATTAGGAAAACTACCTAAAAAAGCGATTGTGCTTGATTGGAAGTTTGGATCAGGCGTAATTGTTGAAGCAGAAGAAAACGATCAAGGTATGTTTTATGGTCGTGCGGCTATGCACACAGAAAAAGCCAAATGGATTTTTGAGGATATAGAAGAAGTAGAAATTATCATTATTCAACCTCCTGAAATCCGCCGTTGGACAACAACTGTAGCGCGGTTAGAACAATTTGAACGTGATCTTGTAGCCGCTGTCAAAGATTCCACACGCGCTGATGCAATGATGGCTTCAGGCGATCATTGTCGTTGGTGTGCCGCCAAGCCTATTTGCCCTTTAATGACAGGCGCAGTAGATCGGGCTACACAATTAGCGTTAAAAGATTTAAATCCATCGCAGATTGCAACCTATTTATCTCAGGCAGATATGTTAGAAGAATGGGTAAAAGATTTACGCGAGTTAGCTCATCAAATGCTTGAAGCTGATGTTAATGTGCCGGGTTATAAGTTAGTAGCTAAGAGAGCAATACGTCAATGGGAAAATGATAATGTAGCGCTTACAGCACTTACAACTCTAGGTGTACAGCCTTATAAACCACCTGAATTAATTTCACCAGCACAAGCAGAAAAATTGCTTGGTAAAAGTAATAAAGCAGTATTAGATGATTTAGTAGTCGCTGTAAGTAGTGGTAGTACGTTGGTAGCAGAGAATGATCCGCGCCCAGCGGTTTTAAACATCGGGAGGCAACTTACCGCCGCCCTTAATAAACTAAACTAAGGAAATATCATGTCAAACTTGACAACTTTTAAATCAGCAGGACTCCCAGCAGTAAAAGATTTAGCTAATGCGCTTAAATCAAACCTTCCTAAACTTGCCGAAGTCGGTAGTGTCATTATCAAAATGGACAAAACCGGTCATTGGGTGTTTGGCGCAGATCAAACCGAAGTAGAAGATGGCTCGCAATGGGCGGTTAATCCTTTCAGCTTTATTCATGGTTTTATTGCATGGGGTGATGGTGAGCCTTTAGGTGAAAAAATGGTAGGCATTAGCCAACCATTGCCTGAGCTAGATGTAGCCCCAGCCGGAGCTAAACGCGGTTGGGAAACACAAGTCGGCTTATCTATAAAATGTATATCAGGTGAAGAGGAAGGGCTAGAAGCGCGCTTTACTACAACTTCTGTTGGTGGTAAACGTGCCGTTCAAACTTTAGGCGCTTTAATTGCGACTCAAATTGATGCAGACCCTACTAAGCCTGTAGCTATTGTGAGCTTGGGATCAGAACACTATTCCCATAAATCTTATGGTCGTATCTATACACCTATCTTTACTGTAACTGATTGGTTAGATATGAACGCTGAAGAAGCTAAAGCACCTGAGTTGGAGCTTGATGAGCCACCAATGGTTGACGAAGTAGAAGCAGTAGCGCCAACGCGCCGCCGTAGAGCAGTTTAAGTAATATGGGGTTAGTTCGACACTATTCAGCTTGATTACACGAAGTGGAAAGACTAAAAAGACTTACTGACCCCACCTAATTTACTAGAGGAATAATATGAATCACAAAGATCAAATAGTTTTATCTCCTGATGCTCGTAAAGCAATAGCTCAAGTAAAAATGGAGATGGTTAAAGCCGCGCAGGTAAACATTAGAAATATATTCCCCGGGCTTGGGGCTAAGAGTGCAAAGATTCACCATACCAAGAACGGATCTAGTACCAAAAAAGGGTCTGGGCGTAAACATCAACAGGGTAAGTGATATAATGAGCTATGTGCTTGGCGGCGCAATATAGGTAAGCCCTAATCTGCAATCTGCTCGAACCTATCGAGTCCGCCAACGTCCGATCCAAAGGACGAGATTGCAGTTTAGGGCTTTTTGCTTGGAGTTTGTATGAAAGAAATTTGGAAAGATGTGCCAGGGTATGAAGGTAAATATCAAGTTAGTAGTTTTGGTAACGTAAAATCTTTTGTAAAAAATAAAGAAGGCAAACTTCTTAAACCGGGTCGTATGTCCAGCGGTCATTTATCTGTGGCTTTTGGAAGAGGAAATTCAATTTGTGTTCACACGTTAGTTCTATCAACTTTTGTTGGGGGTGCGCCTAAACGCCATGAATGTCGTCATTTAAACGGAAATCCAGCCGATAACAGGTTAGAAAATCTTAAATGGGGAACTAGGACTGAAAATATTTTAGATGCGGTATCTCATGGAACTTGGATGACTGTTGAAAGAGTTAATGCTTTAAATAAAGGTCGCAACACTAGGTGGGGAAACAAATGAGTATTTTGTGGTGCGATTTTGAAACAAAGTCCCGTTGCAATCTGTTAACGCGTGGCGTGTATAACTACGCGCAAGATAGTTCAACCGAAGTGTTGTGTATGTCTTATGCGTTTGGTGATGCTGATGTTGTAACGTGGACTCCTGACCAACCCTTTCCTGATGCAGTACGCAATCACAAGGGAATGATCTATGCTCACAATGCCGCCTTTGAACGGCTGATCTTTTGGTATGTATTGCAAATCAATTTTGATTTAGAGCAATTCTATTGCACCGCTACTCAGGCTAGGGCTAATTGCGCGCCCGGCTCTCTTGAAGATGTAGGGCGTTTCGCAGGGGCGTCTATGCGAAAAGATTTTAGAGGTTCACAATTAGTAAGAGCTTTATGTATTCCGCAACCTGACGGCAAGTTCAATGACGATCNCATACTTATGAAAGAAATGGTCGAATACTGCGAACAAGACGTCAGGGTTATGCGGAATATTAGCGGGGCGATGCGCCCNCTATCTAGCGAGGAACAACTCGACTATTGGGTTAATGAGCGCATTAATGATCGAGGCGTATTGGTGGATGTGCCNCTTGCACAAGCCGCNATGCTNTATTCCGAAGAAGAAATCCTTGAAGTTCAAAAGCTGGTAGTAGAGATTACTGAAGGTGAGATCACCTCAGTACGCTCGCCCAAGATGCGCGAGTGGGTGCAATCCAGAGTAGGTGATGAAGCTTTAAAGCTAATGGAGTCATATAAAGAAGGACGTAAAAAGTATTCCATTGATAAGAATGTGCGTAACTCTTTACTTATCTTTGCTGATGAGAATCCCGATCAAGTGCCACCTCATGTTGCGGATGTAATTCAATGTGCTGATGATTTATGGGCATCCTCAGTAGCTAAGTTCCAACGCATGGTGAACTTAGCTGATGAAGAAGATCACAGAGTCCGAGGCGCGTTTATGTTTAATGGTGGTAGCGCTACAGGTAGGGCGTCTAGCATGGGGCTACAAGTTCACAATTTCACCCGCAAATGCGCCAAACATCCTGAGCAAGTGCGTAACGATATGGTAAAGGGTAGCGATATTGTGCCGCAACATGGTAAACGCGTAACCGATGTACTTAAAGGAATGTTACGCCCTGCAATTATTCCTGCTAAGGGTAAATACCTAGTCGTAGCAGATTGGGCAGGTATTGAAGCCCGTTGCAATCCTTGGTTATCTAACAAACCGCAAGCTGAAGAAGTACTTGATGTATTTAGAGCAGGGAAAGACATTTATATCCGCGAAGCCGCAGGGATTTTTCGTTGCGATGAGGCTGAAGTTACGCCTGATCGTAGACAGCTAGGGAAAGTTGCTATTCTTGCTTGCGGCTATGGTGGCGGCATTGGGGCTTTTGCGGCTATGGGTCGCAACTACGGCGTTATTCTTCCTGAGTCTGATGCTCGTAAGACTGTTGATGCTTGGCGTAGAGCTAATCAATGGGCTGTTCAATATTGGCAAGAACTAGAAACGGCGTACACCAGAGCCATGCGAAACATAGGGCATGAGTTTAGTGCTGGGCGCGTAACGTATTTATTTGATGGCTTGCACCTTTGGTATGCTTTACCCAGCGGCAGAGTGCTATGCTATCCCTATGCCAGACTAGATCAGGAGGGGGTAACTTACGCTAAAGCCGCGTGGAAACCCGCCGCCCTCGATACTGAATGGGCTAGAGCTAGACTCTGGAAAGGGTTGGCTTGCGAAAATATTACTCAGGCTGTTGCTAATGACATATTGCGTAATTCTTTACGATTTTGCAACGAAGAAAAATTAGATGTAATATTGCATTGTCACGATGAAATAGTGGTAGAATGTGACATAAATGATGCGGAGCAAGTAAAAAATAGATTAAATGAAATTATGTGCGCTGCACCTGTTTGGGGGAAAGAGTTGCCCTTAGATGTTGAAATAAAAATAATGCAAAGGTACGGCAAATGAAATGGAAAACTATTCCTGAGTGGGATCGATATGAAGTAAGCGAATTTGGGGATGTTCGATCTAAAGACATGAAAGTCGGCGCAAAAGGCGGTAAAACGGCTTTGCGAAAAGGTAAAAATTTGGCTTTAGTTACTAAAAATAATGGTTATGTCTGTGTTACGTTAACAAACGGAACAGCGCGTCCTCAAATTGGGGTACATCGCTTAGTAGCTAGGGCTTTTTTAGGTGAATGTCCTATTGGGTTACACGTTCTACATTGGGATGGGAATAAATGCAATAACCATTATTCAAATTTAAGATATGGTACACCCGCTGAAAATGTAAATGATGAGCGTAGAATGAATAAAGAAGGCAGAATATTAAATCGCAATGCAGTTATAGAGATACGAAAAAAGAATATGTCCGCTCCTAATCTAGCAAAACAGTTTGGCGTATCTGTCCATACAATTCACGGCGTTTGGTATAAACACTCATGGAAACACGTCTGAAAAGTAGTAAACTAATAAACCAAAAGCCTAAACCCTCGTAAAAAGGTTTAGGCTTTCTAACCAATAATCAAGCTAGAGGACAAGATAATGGCTGAAAAAATTATATCACCAAACGAATTCATTGACTTTTTAGCAAAACTACCTGCTGAGGGTGAAACTCTTTTGGTGGTTAAGCAAAAACCTGTCATGTCCAATGGTGAACACGCTTTGCATGGCGACGGGACACCAAAATATACTTGGATTCCGATGTTGCCTGAACGCTACAAGCCTAATGGTTCTCATTACGTTAATACTGGCAGTTTTATTATCAATCGTTTTAAAGACGGCAAAATGTCGGCTTCTAATGCCAATTGTGAACACACTTTATTTCTGATGTTAGATGATATTGGCACTAAATCTAAAGTGCCACCATTAGAGCCAACTTGGAAGCTGGAAACATCGCCGGGTAATCAACAATGGGGCTATGTTTTTGACTTCGATCACCAGCCTACTAAGGGTGAATTCACCGCCGCTATTAAAGCGATTGCCGCGGCGGGCTATACCGATGGCGGCGCTACTAATGCGGTGCGTAATGTCAGAGTACCCGGTTCTGTTAACTTAAAAGAAGGTAAAAATTTCTTTGAAGCAAAACTTTTAGAGTTCCATGTGGATCGTGAGTTTAATCTTGACCAAATCTGTAAAGCTTTAGGGGTAAACCCTGAGCAAGCCGATACTGCTTTTGTTCGCCCTATCTCTTTAATAGATGATGGGGACGACGACATACTTCAATGGCTTGACGATAACAATCTCATTCTTGAAGAAGGTAATCAATCTGGTTGGTATGGGGTAGTTTGCCCGAACTCCGCCGAGCATAGCGATGGCAATCCAATGGGGCGCTATCACCCTCTCAATCGAGCTTACTGCTGTTGGCATGAGCATTGCCAAGACTTCGGTTCTAAAGCATTTCTATCTTGGGCGGCTGATAACGGCGCGCCTAGACATGAACCCGGTGTGCGGTCTGAACTATTATCTAGCGCGCTTTCAATAGCGCTCAAAAAGATTGAGCCTTTTAATCTATTCACAGTTACGCCCGAAGATCAGCTTGCCGAGATCGAGCGTAAAGAGTTGGGTAGGCTAGAAAAGGAAGATTGGTATGACAGATTCGCCTATGTTCAGTCCGATGATTCTTACTTCGATTTGCTTGCGCGTAACGATATTTCCCGTGGCACTTTCAATGCGCTTTATCGCCATATCTCTTGCAAGTCTATCCATAATGGGCGCAAGCTTGAAGCGGCTAATTGCTATGATGAGAATCGCGTAGCTCACAATGCTGTTGCTTTGAGAGGTTTAACCTACGCCGCCGGTGATAGCGCCTTAGTGTCTAGCATGGGTGAATTGCATGGTAATCGGTGGGTTAATGCTCGCCCTGTTATCCGTTCAAAGGGTGGCAATATTAGCCTTTGGCTTAACCATTGCCATACGCTTGTACCAAACCAAAAGGAACTCGATCACCTTTGGGATATTATGGCGTTCAAACTCCAAAACCCAAAGATTAAGATCAATCATGCCGTTCTGCACGTTGGCGATGAGGGTTGCGGCAAGGATTTAATGTGGATGCCTTTTGTATGGTCAGTCTGTGGTGCAGATTCCAAGAATCTTTGCGTAGTTGATAGTGATAAACTTCAGTCCCAGTTCACTTACCATTTAGAGTCAGAGATATTGATTCTCAATGAATTAAAAGAACCAGATTCAGCTACCCGTAGAGCATTAGCTAACAAGCTAAAGCCTATCATTGCCGCCCCGCCAGATATGCTGGACATTAATCGTAAAGGCAAAGATCCATACAAAATGGCTAACAGGCTATTCGTATTGGCTTTTTCCAATGAGCAGATTCCTATCTCTTTATCTTCCCAAGATCGGCGCTGGTTCTGCATTAGTTCTGAAGCGCAAGCGATGGAAAAGATTAGGGTAGGCTCAGGTCTTGAGCTATACAACTGGTATAGGGCAGGGAACTTTGAACATATTGCTAGTTGGCTTTACGCCCGTGATGTATCTAAATTCAACCCCGGCTCTGCCCCCGAAATGACTGAATTTAAGATGAATCTTTTAGAGTCAGGCATGAGTAGCCTAGAGTCCACCATTGTTGAAATGATTAAATCTCGTACAGGTGACTTTGCGCGCGGTGCGATTGGTAGCCCCTTGCATCCTATCTGTGATCGTATTGCTGATTTGATGGGCATGGGGCGTAATAAAGTACCCCAAAGCGCTTTGCTTCATGCGCTTAAAGAAGCAGGTTGGATTGATTGTGGTAGGCTGGGCGCGGCAGATACTAGCAATAAGAAGCGGGTGTTTGCGTCACCAGATGCGGTGCGTAGCTTTAGTAAATCTGAATTACGGCGTATGATTGAGCTACCACCTGAGCCAAAAGCTGTGGTGTTAGACATGAAGCGGAGCGCATGATGTTTTATACCTATATCCATCGTTATCAAGATACGGGGCAAGTGTTTTATGTCGGTATGAGCAAAAATAAATCACGCATGACTAGCAAACAACGCCTCCACCAACCTCATTGGTACGCCGCTATTGAAAATAAAGAATGGTTTGCTGAAGCTGTAGCTAATTGGAACACTAAAGAAGAAGCTGAAAGCCATGAGCAATTGCTAATAGCTTGCTTTAAAGATATGAAACACCCTATCATCAATTTAACCAAAGGTGGGGCAGGGCGCACAGGCTTTAAATGGACAGCACAAGAACATGAAAAACAATTGGTAAATCAACAAGAACGCGGGCGTAAAGGCGGCTTAATATCTTCAGAAGCAAAGCGCATCAGCAGTAAACTCAATGGTAAACTAGGTGGTAGACCGAAACGCTTGGGCTAGAATACACCCCCAAACGCTTGGGCTGAATATTTTATGGAGTTAAATATGAACAAACCAATCAAAAACGATTCAGGCGCAATTAAATACACCAACTTATCTTCGGCTGGTAAAGCAATGGGATCAAAAGGCGGTAAATCTAACTCAGAAGCTAAAGTACGCGCCGCCAGAGAAAACGGCAAACAGGGTGGCGGGCATACCCCAAAATAATATTCCTCTTAGGGGCAAAAGCGGATGCTGACCAGTTAGCTGAAATGCAAAGGCAGACGTAGCGAGTAGCCCCGCCTTTTTGTTTCATGTGAAACATTTTTTAAGTCAAAAACACGAATTTAACTGAGAATTGTTCTCATTTAGCCGTTTTTCTTGTTTTACATAATACTTTTTTCATTCGGAAAACCCTTATAAATCAAGGGCTTACGGCATTTTTCTAATGCTATTTATACGCAATTTTTTAATGAGCGAGCGCGGTCGCATTTGCGCGGGCGCTAGAATAGCCCCGCCGCCGGTTTGCCAATAGAAAAGGGCGCAATATTAGGGCGGCATTAAGCCGCGCCAATAGAGCGCCCGCAAAATACGGCATTAAATAGCGCGGGCGATATTCTCGCAAATAATCCGCGCCCCTTTAGAGCGCTCAATACTTGCGACAATAGCCCGCTAAGGGCGCGGCAATGCGCCGCCGCCCCTAAGCTATTGAGAGAAAAGAAAAGCCCGCGCGAGGGCGGGCAATGGTTTAATTATTTATTTAATAGCGCCCCTCTACACTTAACCAAAAATCGCCCTTTAGCGCTTCGCGG